AAAATTCGAATCTATTATATTTAACAGATATAGAAACTTCAGAAATAGCAGAGTCAGTATAGTCAAGACCACTTGGCTCATATTTCTCTATATAGCACTCGTATAGTTTATAACAATTTGCAACATCACCATTGCCAAGCAATGTTTGAATTTTTATATTCAGAGGGTCAGAGCCAGGCTGTTCATATAACTGACTATAAAGACCTTCGTTAGGCAACAGATAGTATATCGAGGATAACACACTATTTTTTTCATTTGTGATTTCATAAAATGTTATGTCAACTGGGTTGTAATTCCACTTGCCGGGCATGAAGATTTTGTCTTGACCATGATGAACCACAATCTCGTCGAATGTAACACTGGGGACCGTACAAGATTTTGCAAAAAAACATATTAAGTTAGACACATCTGATTTTAGACCGCTACCGGTAATGATTATTTTATATCTATGCTTCCTTATGGTCTCCACTCTATTGCCCGGAGTGCCTTCCGGGGCTGGTGCACTGTCTCTTATTCTGGTGCTGGTGATGTTAAAACCGGGCATGGCTACTCCGTATATGGAAATGGGGAGACTAAAATCTCCCCATTATCTTTCAATTACAGAGTCCTGACGGCTCTATCATAACGCATTGTGGCATCACATGTCATGATTTCGCTGGCGCTATAATCAAGGTCTTGCCAGTTCAAAGATTCTGGCCAAGTACCGACCATGTTCCATGATTCTGAAGGCGTACCAACGCCATTAATCATAGAAAGCAGTGCGTCTCTCTTATAGACAGAAGGTGCTTGGACTGGCAGATTACCACCAGCAAGCGTAACAACAGATTCAAGCCAGTTGTAAAGTCTTTTCGAGATATTTGGGTTTTGCTCGACATCGTACCAAGTGAGGTTTATCGGGTCCCATTCTTGTTTACCAGCAAAGTAAACAACTTCTTGGTTGTGGTGCATGTCAGCAGTATTGAATTTGAAAGACGGTCTGGAAGCTGTCCGCAAGACTAATAGCTCATTTGGACGCCAGTAATCTGTGCCGAGACCGAGTGATTCAAAGATCCAGCGGTGCTTCCTGCGGGTTTCAAATGTGTGGGCTGGGGCATTTGAATTAACCCCACCCAAGTACTGATTTATGTTAAAGCCTGGCATGTGCAGCTCCCAGAGGATAAGTTTACTTCATTTTTGAATCTACATATACAGCGATGCCCACCTTTAAGGTGGGCTTCGCTCTTGAATTAGACTGAAGCGACCGAGGAAACAATCCCACCAGCAGCCAAGACTGCCTCAGATGAGAAGTTAGCACCGGTACTAACAACAGCAAGATTTAATACCACATATTCGACACTGCGGGTCGGTTTGATAAAGACCGAAACCCAAAGCTCGCCACGGTCTATTCGCTCAGGAGTGTTATTCGAAGAATCGCAGACTACCTTGAAAGAAGTGATTCCGCGACGTGATTGAATATCTCCGAGGAACGGACTGACCACCGAATTTACTTGTGACCAGAGAGCCTTGTCATTTGGTTCAAAAATGAACGATCGTAAAGTTCTGGTCAGCGTCTTCTTCAGATAAATCAGCAACATCCTCACATTGATCCGAGACAAAGCAGTCTCATTTCGCTGAAGAGTCCTGTTGCCCCAAATCACAATCCCGTCAGCAGGGAATTTCACGATTGGGTTAACAGCATTTCCTGATCCGTATAGAAGATCTTCTTCGCCTTGGCTAGGCGTGTATTCGATATCGATCGCAGTCAGAAGTCGACCACGGTTGATACCAGCAGCAGCATACCATTGCTCTGTGACGCGTGCAGTGCGGCTAAAGACAGCAGCGACGTGACCAGAAGGTGGTATCCAGATCTCATTGGTGTTAAACTGGTCATAGTACTTGATCCAGCTCCAGAACAACGCAGCGTAGCTGCTGTTGATTGCGCTGCTCAGGTCTGAAAGCAACATCCCATTATGCCAATCGACCACTTGCTGCGGGCGAAGACCAAAAGGAGGATCAACCAAGTAAAGAACGTCTCCGCGTGATTCGCATAGCTGCGTGGCAGTCCCGATCACGGCACCAGTGGAAAAGCCTGGCGTCAGCAAAAGATTGATATCGTATACGTCCTTATTTTGGAACGCATAGAGACCACTATTGTTGCTCTGTAAACCAATAATAGCTGAGTCAAGAGCAGCAGAGTATGCTGGATCAAGAGGAATACCGTTCTGGCCGCCGATGAATGGGACGCCATTGACAGTGCTAGGATTACGAACTTCGTAATTCACGACATCAAGCGGGTCATTATTCAAATAGGCTGGTCGTTCTTCCCAGTTGATGTACTTGGCACCAGTGGTACCACCGTACTTCGTGCCTGGGTTTAAGAAATTGGCGATATAACGATCAGCTGTCTTATCGAAAGACACATCTGAAAATCTCTCAACCGACACACCTAGACTATCATTTACCGACACTGTAAATCTGTTACCAGAATTACCCATCGCATCAGTGTAGACTTCTACTGTGATCGAGTAATCATTGGTCCAAGTACCAGCACTCGTCGAGACAAAGAATCCAACAAGATTAGCATAATAATCACTGTCAGTATCACACTGACTTTGGCTAACCAAAGGATCACAGCTATAAGGCGTGCTCGAATCGGTGGTGCTAGAGCGCGGTAGAATAGGACGTGGATCTTGGAATCCTCGGTAGACACCTTTATACGGGTAATTGACGCCGAGCGTCTGAGCCAGTCTCAGTGTCTTAACATACGTGTAATTAGCACGCATTATTAGGATATCGTCTGGGTTAGTCGCTATGACTACCACATGCTGCGTGCCGCCAGGTGCCGTGATTACAAAGCTATCAAGAACACCGCCGCCGTTCTGGTCGATTGTGCTAGAAATCGTAGAAACAATTTGGGCGTTCCCAACTTGTAGATTGAAATCAATAGTATTGGTGCTCGCTGGTCCAACAACATCGATTCTGCCACGGTTGTTGGCAGATGTTATGTTATACGGACCAGGCGTTGTGCCTAGTATGTGGGCCTTAGGAATATCGAAGGCGTAGAGTGTCGTGCCAACGGTTTTAGCGAATGCTTCGCTATTTGCTGTTACTATTTGTATACTCGACCCAACATCATTGGTCTTAAACTGCAAGACATGATGTGTTACACCTTCAATCACAGTATCCACTGAGATCAGCGAGTAGTCATCAGCGCCTAACTGAGCATTGACCAACGAAATGAATGCTGATCTTGAGTAGGTGCCTGGGGCGAGAGTGCGTGTTGAAGCATTACCGAAATCGATTGAAACTGCAAATCTTCTGTTATCAGCGGTTGCTTCGAACACAAATGAGTCATTTGTGGTCAGCGCGCCAGTTAAAGCGTGAATGTGAACTGATAACCCATTGCCGAGTGATATGAATTGCGAAGCAACGCCACCGTCAGTTCCGGCGAACTCATCTAAAACTCCGCTACTCACTATGAGGCCGTCGCTTGAGCGAGATATCTCATATGTGGCACCGTCAATCAGAGATCCTGATGTCAACGTGGTGCTGGTGATGGATACCGTGAAAGTATCGTCCACGATTCCGTTGTATGTGCCCACCACGTGCATTGTAGCATCACCTGTTCCAACGTATGACGTTGGTGATGTCACGGCTGCTGCGGTTATTACAATTGATTCATCGTCGGCGACAGATCGGAGGTTGATTCTTCCGAAATCGATGCCCTTGAACAATGGGACGCGGCCCCAACCATAAGTTTTTGATCCGTCTATGGCGACTGCGACTGCGTTTAGGTCTGCGTCGCCGCCGACTTCGTACTCAACACCCACTCTGACGATGTAACATTGGTTACCTTCTTCAAGGTAGGCCAGAACTGCGTACATCAGATAGCTTTGGGCGAATGGTTCGCCAAAGGTATCAAGCGCTTGTTGTGATGAGGTGATAAATACTGGTGTATTTATTGGCCCCTTCTTAGCGGCACCCACGAATGCTGGTCGCAAAGGACCGACAGCCGATGGTAACACGCTAAGATCTATTTCGCGTGGGAAAACACCTGGACTTAAATATACTGCCATTGGAATGCTCCATCAGCTATTTTAGCGTTCTGATGTATCTTTGCATAGCCTTCGGCAGTATTTTCTGCACTAATTCTGCTCTTGGCTATCATAGACAACTCGAATTAAACCCCTCTTACATAGATTTTCCACCTGATCTTTTAACAAATGAGCCTTATCCAACGTCGCGACCTGGCCAGGCTGAAGCCTAACCTGCATCTCATTAGTGTAAAAATCAGACTTTGGTGGGCGAGCCTGTAACTGGATTAGCTGATTAGAGCAATTATAAAGCCGAACAATTTCTTGGGCCATGTGTCAATATCCCTGATAGTTCAAAGGTTCAGACCAAGCAGAAGCAACAATTGGGTTGCCGTCCATGACTATAGAAGCAGTCATTTCCTTAATAGACCCAACAGTGCCTAATACAGTAGGTACAATCTTTTCGGGCAACGGCAACCAAGCCTCAGCCGTAGTGGACAACTCATACCTCACGGCAGCATGCTGATCAAAACCATTCTCCTTATCACTAGCATCAGTCACACCATCAAACCGTAGCTGAACACTACCAGCAATATGACCATCCCACATTTTAAACTCAGCAATCGGGTTATAACGCACCATCAACTGATGCAAAATATACTCAGCATCACGCTTAAATTCAGCCCAAATAGTCATAGTGTACTTCACAAGATAAGGGACCGGCCTATACAACTTCGCCACCTTTGTACCAGACGAATTCACGAAACGATGGCCCATGCTATGATATATTGGACTATACTTATCCTGATTAAATTCCATACTATCACGACTCAAAGCGGCTAAGGGTAACCTCACACGACCCTCTTTAAGATCGTCAGCCCAAATCAAAATACTCTTATCTCCACCAGCCACCTTGACTCGCATAAAACGATAACTATCCTTAGTAGGCACCCGAACGCCACTAAAATAGTTCTTCATAGCATCATCAAGTGACCTAAAACCGGGAGTTAAAAACTCCTCAACATTATACGGGTACGCTTCATACTCGCCATTGATTTTCTGGCGCGGCAAATTATGATCAATTTGCTTTACAGCAGGATATTCATTCATCCCAAGAGGGAAGTTTTTAACAGCACTAAGGTCTTTGACAGTAAAATCACTGTCGAAATTATACATTCCCATTTAGTGCTCTTTCCTGCAAAGTTTTAAGATCCTTGTAACCGTTTAAGTATTTTTTAATCTTA